CGTTCCGTGCACCGCATAGTCATACACGCGGTCGTCGAGAAACCAGAATGCCTTGCGCATTTCCTCATCATCCAGCACCCATTGAGGCGAGGTCTTCTTGCCGTCTATGATGGCTAGATACTTGCCGCGGTCTGCTGGCGAGGGATAATTGTTGTCACTGGTCAACACCAGTGGCCGCAAGGTGCGGTTGGCCAATTCGACGTTCTTGAAGCATTGCCTGATGGACAGCGGGTTGAGCGACACGTAGTCAAAGCATTCAGGGTCGGTCAGCGCCGCCCCGGCAAATCTGATGACGCCGCGTGCCGCCGCGAATTGTTCCGGCGTGTTTGCACCGGAAGAGGTGAACCGATAAAACTGGGCGATGTCCTCTGCCAGCACCCATGCAGTCGGCTTGCCGAACTCATTGGGCACCGCCATTTCGCAACCAAATGCGGGCTGGATGCCGACCGCTGACAACTCCTTCTCCCATTTCACATGGCCAAAGGTATTCGCGTCAACAAGACCGCCGACCGGCGCTCCAATTTCAGCCAACCGCGCGGCATACAGCTTTGGGGAGCCATATGCCTTGCGGAAGCTGTATTCTGACTTAATGCAAAGTGACGGTAATGCCATCGAACAACTCCATAAGGGTGAAGTAAACGCCTTCTGCGGCCAATTCAGATAACTTGAATTCAGCTTGCATTGCCAGTAGCACAGCTTCAACGTCTGCGCCGTCCGGGATTGCATCGATGAACATTGCCATCTCTTCGGTTATCAGGACGATGTCAGCCATGAGGATGTCTCTGTGCAAACGTCTCCATCCAATGGGCCAGAATCGTGCGGGCCTCGCTCATCTTGAGGCCAAATGCCTCGGACAAGTAGGGGGCCGCGCCAAACATATTGGTGACTCCGCTCTCGCGCAGTTCATCAAGATAAATCAGGTATTGCTCTTTCACTTCAGGCATGATTCTGTTCCTTTCACATAGTAAGTTAACAACTGCTCTTTCACAACAACTTCGGCAAGCGCCTTGACGTCATCGAGGGCGCGGTGTGTTTGTGCTAATGGCCGACCAATGACGTCCTCATACAGCTCAACCAACCGCGGCCTCTTGCCGTACTGCTCATAATATGCCTGAACGGTGCACAGACGATGCGTTGGCCAACAAAAATCGTTAATCCCTGCACGTTGTAATTCCAGCTCAAGCAAAAATCTGTCAAACGGCTCATTGTGACATATAAATACATCAGCCTTCTCTATTATTGCCTTGATGCGCGGGTAAGCCTCTTCAAAAGTTGGTTGCCCCTCTAGCATCTCGTTGGTGATGCCGGTGATTTTCGTGATCTCCTCGCTCACCGGGATGGGAGGTTTGATGAGCAATGAAAGTTCTTCTAACACTTCGCCTCTCTCATCAATCAATGCGCCACCCACCTCGGTTATGTAAGGCTGCAAGCTGATTCTTGCGTCCGGATGAAGGCAAAGCCCTGTTGATTCGTTATCCCAACAAATGCCCAGCATCATACGCCTCCGAATGCCTCAATAACCGTGCCATTGACGTAGGACGGCATCTCCAGCGTATTGAAGATGATGTCGCTGATTTCCTCCGTGTTGGTGAATCTGCCGGCAGGAATGAGCTTCTTGGCGTAGCCGTCCGCTTCATGTTTGCTCCAACCGCGCAAGTCACACACCTGCTCGTCTGTGAGGTCGCTCATCCGGGTGTCCTCAATCTTGCCCGGCGCAACCGCGTTGATGACCCAGCCATATGGGGCCAGCTCGCGGGCCGCTACTCGCATCAACATGGTAGCCGCGGCCTTGGATGCGCAATACAGCGAGGTTGTGCGCTGCGGCACTCGATAAGTCTGCGAAGTCACGAAGATGATGCGCATCGGGTTGTGCACCGTGCGCTGGGCAACCAACGCATTAAGTGCCCAATACGGAGCCATCACATTGCGCTGAATTATCTCCTCGTCATGCTTCTCGGTGCTGCCGATCCACGACAGATGATTAGTTCCGTCATTGAGAATCGCGGCATCAAGGCGAGTCGCATCCGTGTCGCGCAGGAACTTCTCGATTGAACGCTTTTGGAACACCTTGCGGCTCATACCGAATGGCTGGTAGAATCGTTGTTCCGCGGCAAGCATCAATGCCGAGCCAAGAGAGCCGTCTGCCCCTGTGATGAGCACTCTCATTGTTCGGTCTCCTCTTCAAGCATCGCAGCATAAACGCAGATATCACGTGCGCTGTCAAGATGCCCGCCTTTGGTCAGATTCTCTGCATAGCGGGTGCATTTGTTCAGAATCTGCATCAACAACTGCAACCGGCTTGCATCCGCGGGATTTGTGATCTCCGGGATGCGATGGCCGGGGAACAGCGCAAGAAATGCAATCGGGAATCGCTTGTAGTTGTCCCCATAGACGGCATTGCGCTGACGGAATGTTTCTGCGGCCTCGTCCTGAATATCAGGCGCGGTTTTCTTGTTCATGTTTGATCTCCAGTGGGTTGGTGTAAGCGCATGTGTCATGCAATTTCAGCAGCTTGCCGGGAATGCCGCGGCTCTGGTACAGCTGGATGATTTCTTCACGGTCGTCGTAGGCCGCGGTAACTTGCGCCAAATCAACGCCATACTCCGTGACAAGATCGTCCAGCATTTGTGCCTTGAGGGCGAATGAGTGCTGATGGTCGTCGTTGGGCCGCATCAGCATGTGAGCGAACCGCAAGTCATTGCGCTCAAGCCACATATTACGCATTGCGCGGTAACACTCCGGCATCGCAGTCAAGATGTAAATCTCGTGCGCCGGAACATCGCGCACTTGCGGCGGGATGTATGCCTTGTCAAAGATCGACATCATGTGATACATGTCATAACGCTCGAACGGATCTGGCGTGTACCAGCGAATGAATTGGATGCGCCATGAATCATCAGAAATGCATCCGTCAATGTCAAGCAAAATCATGATTACTTATCCTCCATAAGTTGTTCTGCTTCCAGCTTCATCACGAATTCCAGAAGCTGCTGTTGCCGGGCCGCAGATAGCGAGTTGTAAATGGCCAGGAATGAAAAGGAATTTGCAATCTCTTCAAAGAACTTCGCTCGCTGCTTGTTCGGCCCGGTTGGCGGTATATTCATCATGCGCTGCTCTTTTGTCGCGAAGCCATTTTTCTTGCGACGCCAGCCCTGATGTTAGCCAAAGCTGCGCCTGACCTTTTGCCCGCGGCATTTTTCTTGCCGAGGCCGCCAGAATTCCCGAGGCCATTTTTATTGCCCATTAAAGCCTTGCTCAACTTTTGTCTATACTCGCTGTTTCTTTCGTGTTTCGATCCAAGTGCATGTTTATTTCCCAACAACTTCTTTGCTATGTTCGGATCTTTGAGCGGAGGAAAATCTCCTCCAATCGTCATATTGTATCCTGACGGGGCTTTTGTGCCATATACGCGGACAGCTCTGACCTCAGTCGCGGCCAACTCCTTATCTTCCACGACAGCCAACACGAAGAGCTTAGGTTCCCCATGCTTTTTCCATGCCGCATACAGTGCCGTTCCATCGCCGATTCCAGACCTGCAACGCTTTTTGTGACCTTCAAATCTCTCCGCGGCAGTCTTAGTTGTTATCCCAACATAAGACTTACCGTTGCAAAATTCGAGCCTATAAACCTCGCCCATACATCACCCCTTCCGCATCGCATCAACAATCTTGAGCAGCTCGCCGCGCTCCTTCAAGTCCGGGAACTTGCGCTTGGCGAACTCTTCGATTTCATTGAAATAGTCGCGGTTCTCCCGGAACAGGAACTGCTCTGTCCAAGGGTAAACGGCGATGACCGCATCAGCCATGGCATTGGCCACCTGCTGGTATTCATTCTGGGTGCGGCCCCCGGTGCGGCTCTTGACAAGGTCGCTCAACGTGCGCAGATTGAACTTTGCGACGATGTTCGTTGCGATGTTCGTCGGCAGCAAGCCGCGGGCATCTTCTGCCGGTTGGCCGAGGTCACGCAGCGCATTGTAGGAATCCTTGATGGTTCTGAGGCACTGGTCAATGACATTGAGCGCACTCATGCTCTCGCGGTTCTTCTCGGTGTAGATGTAGTCAAACTCGCCCATCTCAAGAACTCGTTGAGTCTGTTGCGCATAGGATCCTGTCCTTGTTCGCACAAACTGGTGCGTGAAGCCGCGGCTCACCCCGGTAATCAGGAACGTGAAGTCGCAGAACTCCCAGCTTGACGGTATGGTGTTGGCAATGTACGCCAGTTCCTGCGCCTTCTTCTCATCACTCATCGCCCGGATTTCATCAAGAAGCCCCGGTGAAAGCGTCAATCGGGTGCTCTTGGTGAATATGAGCAATTCCGCGGCTTCCTGCGTGTAATTCAGCAATTCAACTTTCATTTCTGTCTCCTTTTATAGATGGTCAATCACGCGGCCCTGCTGCGCCGGTACATTGTAGGTGCGCGCGGTAATCGTGATCTTGAATTCTGGCGTCGGAACTTGTTGCTGCGACTGCCGACCGAATACTGCAACGCAAAACACGATGAGAAACGCAACGCTCACCAACAATGATAAAACGGCAATGATTTCCATGATTCTGTTCCTTTCTAAGTGGTTATAAAGCCTTCATTCTGCGGTCATAATCGCTGGCCATCAACAACTTCTTAACGACCGCGACATCATTGACCACGTCATCCAGGAGAATGTTCCTCCAAGTGGCAAATCGGCCAATGCTGAAGATGTTATGGTCAACGGTTAGCCGGTGCATCAATGACTTCCGTATCCCGTCTGGAATCGGTGCGATCTTGCCGAAACTCTGCTTGATCGCATCAACCGGCTCCACGCCATTTCCATCCAGCGCAAACGCCATTATGACGTCCTTCATCCAATGGCCAACCGGCTCGTCCGCAAATTCGCAGATGAGCAAGTCGCCGGTAATGCTGGCCCGGTAAAGTGAGTGTTCCGGGTCAGGGAAATACACTGTCTGGTGCACATCGCAATCCCTGATGGAGAACCGCTGCACCGTTATTGGCTCACGATTGAACTCGCATGGCGCTTCAACGCCCAGCGACTTCAGCACAATGGGCAACGGCGCAGTGCTGATGAACGGTTCACTCTGAAACTCAACCGCGCGGTTGAAGTCCATCTGAACGCTCCAGTTAATCCGTTGCCACATCGCCTCAACAAGCTGCTCGTAGAAAGTGGGTGGCGCAATGTAACGCTTGACGGGGTCGAGGTGCCAAATACTGCGCTCACCGACCAACCTTCCAAGGCATTTCTGGGCATACAGATTTGCCATCGCGATGCTCGGGTCAACGAAATGGTTGCCGAACCAGATGCCCTTGCGAACCATCACTTCGCGGAATTCAATGCCAGTAACCCGGCTAACCGCGTCAGTGCGGAATCGCAACAGCGCCTTGTGCATCTGCAATGGCGACTCTGCCGCCTCGTAAATCATCTCTCGTTGAAAGATGTGCGCGGTAATAAGCCCCGCCAAGCCGCCACCAATAATCATGCTGCAATCCTCTCCAGCCAGCCAATGTGAATCAGTCTTCCGACAACGGTGCGGGTGTCGTAGCCAAATCTGCGGTTGATGGAGTCAATCGTAGCACGACCTCCTTCATCAATCACAAACTGAACCACGGCACGCCGCTCGCTATCAGCCTGAAGTTTTGACGCCGCGGTAGCGCCTGAAACTGCCACCGCGTCGTCAACTGTCAATAATGCTTTTCTGCCCATACCAGTCCTTTCAAGTCGTTACAAATTCCTCGGCCATGCTCCACAGGGCCTCGTTGTACGCGGTGTTCTGCGTAATGCCTGCGAGTGTGCGAGTCGTAATGCCTCTGCCGTTCGCCGACCGCCCATGCAACCCG